AAGTAAAATCATTAAATGCACTACCACTGTTATTTAAATCACCATATGCAAGTGAAAAATGAACTTGATTGTTATAATATACATCCCAATAATATAACCCATTCAAAAAATTGTAATTACCAGCTCCAGTAGCAGCTGTTTGAGTTTGGTTTACACTAAAATCTGAGGATTGGACAGCTGTGGTACCTCCGTCATTAAAAAAACCAGAAGAAACTGTTTGAGTTCTTCCTGCTACTATATCGGTATTTGCAAATTGTTGATATATCATAAAATTAAGATGCGGTTGTAGATGGAACAGTTACGGTCACTGGTATTGTTACGCTGCCACCACTTTCATTACCAATTATAATTATATTAGTTGCAGTTGTAGTTGTTAAGTTTGAATTTGGTATAAATTGGAATTGCATACCAATAACAACTTGTGATGCTTCCGTAATAGCGGATCCATAGAAACTTGGAATTGTAGCAGACGTACTATTTAAACTATTAGTTTGTGTTACCGTTAACGTTCCTACGTTTTTATTAACAATTATGGCTGTATACCCCAAGGTGGTATCATATGTTGGGTTTGTACTAGGGGCAATTATTTGTTGAGCTGAATAGTTTTTATTCATTTCAATACTACTTTGAGCCACTGTTACAATTGGAACACTAGTTACTCCCGCTGGCAAAGTAACCAATTTATGTTTAAGAGCTTGGGTTTCATCACTAAATGGTTCTAAAATTGGTGTATTTCTTATGGCCAAATCATAATACGCACTCCCAAGAGGGTGGTTTGGTTGATACAAGTTATAGTTGATTTCATCGTCAGCTAAAGCAAATGAGGTAATGTTTAAAGTACCATTTTGCGCCAATAATTGACGACCTTTATTCGTCAATATAGCTTGAACCGTTATTGTTTTGTTATCTAAGTATGCCATATTTTATAATATATATATAAATATAAGTAAATTTTGTTTTATTTAAATTATATTGTTACTAAATTTGTTGTAGAAGTTTGATTTCTGACCGATGTCAGGGTAACTGGTGATGAACCATCTAAACTTCCACTAATATTGACCGTATTATTACTGGTGGTCAAAAACCCAGTATAACTACCACTATTTACTATTAATTTTCTATTAGTTGCATTTCTTAATAATGAATAATACCCCACTGGATACATATCAGTATCTAAATTAATAGACGGAAATAAACTATCGGATAGTGTAAAATTGTATGAAATTGACGAACCCGTCACATATGTTAACTCCGAATTTGTTATTTGACGATTTAAATCATATTTTGCATCAATATTTTTGTATATGTAATAATTGACAAATCCATTCTCATTGGTTATTGTAGAATATACTCCATTTTTTGAAAATGAGGAAAACCTTTTATCAACTTTTTCATTACTTATATAGGTAGTTTTATTGATATCGTAAAAAATTTTAACTTGAATTGGTGTATTACTATTTAAACTGGCGGTATTTACACTGATTAAATTTGATTCAAGATTGTATAAACTTTTGTTAAATGAAAAATCTAATATTCCTATATTTGTAGAATCTATCGGTTTATTTTCGTACTTATTTCTTTCTATTACACTAGAATCAATTAAAATACCTGTAAATAATTTACTTCTGGCAGGTATTAATTTTTTGACCGATTCAAAAAATGAACTATCAAAGTATCCTTTGTATAACGTAAAAAATTCCTGATATAAAATCTGTTCCGCTAAATTATTTTTATTGTATTCCTCTCTGAGAGTCATCAATCCATCATAAGAATTTTTATAAACATTAGCTGGGTCACCTATTAAATCCATTATGTTGTAATTACCCAAGAAATTTATAATGTCCGCATTTTTTGTGGAATATGGAGAAACATATACACCAACTAAATTTGAATTATTACTAACAGATGTTGCTGTCGTACTTGATTCATTAGTCATTAACCTTGCCACTGCGCTTTGGTTTATTTTATTGATTTTCGGTTGTTTAAATGTATTTGGTCCAAAATTTCTGTAATTTAAATTTTGTAACATATCAACTTCTTTGAACTGATATGGATATGATGAAATTGATTGAGTTACGCAATTTATTATACTAGATGAATTAGGTAAAAAGTTAAAACATGACCCAGTTAATTGACTATAATATTTATTGTAATTTGCAAATGATGATGTAGATGATAAATCTATAGGATAGTCAAAACTATATCTAAAATATAAATTACCGTAGGTATTATTCAAATCATAATCATTGTAACTATCAAAATTTTTACAATGGTCGTAAAATGCATCATCATTCAATACTGAATTCCACACATTTATTTTATCTAAAGTTCCATAAAATTTATTATCACTTGTTAAATTTCCAAAAGTTAATTGATTTGAACCAGTGAAATAACTGTGATAATCATAAGATAATAACATTTCAGAATTGCCTTCAAACATTATTCTATTTTGATTAGCTGATGCAACTTTTAATTTATAAAAATTTGCAGACTGAGATATCGTTGTTGATTGTGGTTCTTCTTTAATCAATACACTAAAATATTCCCCATTAAAAAATGGCAAGGAATCTGTCCGAATAGTTTGATCACTCAATTGAAAATACAACTTTCCAAATTTTTGATCTATATCTTTAATTATATAAACTTTTAAATTTTCATTTTGAACTAATGATATGTTGTCTAACTGTTTATATAAATCATAATTTAAAAAATTGAATTTAAATTCCAAGGATTTAAAATCGGAACTTATAGGTAAATTAATATATTCTGTTTTACCATTATAGTTAGTAAAATAATATTTTTGATCAAATGTATATGTTGAATTATCATTGTCCGACATGGAATTGCTTCCATATTCCGATATATTTACTAAATTTTGTGGGATTCCATATATATTAGATAAAACTTTTATACATTCAGCGGTTCCTTTTGTTTTATACAAGTAAGGTAAATTATTTAAAATTCTATTCCAAATTGTTCTAATTTTATCGGATTGACTTAAATTTTCAGATGTAGGATTTTCTGTTTTATTTAAATAATAATCTTGTAAATTACTAATTTCTGTAGAATCAATTGGATCCCATCCAAAATTTTGTAACATTAAATTTACAATACTATTCAAGTAATTCTCAGATGAAGAATTTTGAACATATTGATTTGTTGGAAAATTACCAATATAAATGTATAGATTATCAAAAAAATGTCCAATCATTGATAAAAATACCAAATAATCGGAATTCTCTTCATTATTATTTATATACTCCGGTGTATTATTTGAAAGACTGTCCCTGTTATAATGGTCATAATCTATAGCGGAGTTCAAGTAATCGTTATAAGCACTGCCACTTATAATATATTGATTATTATAAAGATAAGCCTCAAATCCGTCAAATGAATTATAAGTATTTTGTATTTGAGTTTGAATGGTATTTACATCATATTGATATGATGCACTTATAATCATTCCATTGTTATATTGAATAGCAGCATTACTGGCAGATATTTGAATTGCTGATAATGAAGCACTCCATGAATTTAATTGATTTAATTTATTATTAAATAATTTAATTCTTAATTGAGCGGATGAAAATATGACGAAATTATTAAAATTAGTATAATCAACATTAATCTGTTGTAATTTTTTGTTGAAATCTATTTGCGTTGATAAACTTAAATCCACCAATTGATTTTTATTCTTATAATCTACCGATTTTGATTTATAATTTTTATTTATATCAATTTTAAAATTAGGACCAGAAATCTTATGTCTTTTCTTTATTGTTGGTGCACTCGTTATCACTTTTTGGATAATTGGCACATTTGATATATTTGATACCCAACAAGTATCTCTTAAATTTATATTTGAAGGTAAATAATCAAATAATTTTACAATTAATATTGTATTATTATTGGAGTCTGTTATAAAATCATGATTTAAAATTTGAACATATGTATTATTTCCAAAATTTAATGCGTTTTTTAAATATGAATAAAATTTATTTTGATAAATTGAATTTACATCATCCATCGCTGGTAATATAAAATTATCATAAAATATAACATTGATGAAATTAGCCACTTCATTATTTGTATCTAATTTGGCATAATTATAATTAAATATTGATAATTGTTTAAATACTGCGGTATTAATTATATATTGAAATTGAGATTTTAAATCATTAACAGAAACTATATTCTTATAATATGTATACAACCAATTAGTTATATAAGTTTTAATCCCATCATATTTATCTTCAACAACAGTATTATCATTTTGTACATGTTTAATTGAAAATCCTATATAAATCTTATTTAAAAATTCAATAATATCAGAGTCCGTTTTTAATCCAAAGATGGATTTCATTAAAGCAACTGATGATTGATTTGTTGAAGCTGCAATTGTGTATGAATTAGTCAATCTAAAATTGTCCAATTTACTTTTTATTGGATCAATTACATCTTTTGTCAAAAGACTTTTTCTAGAAAAACTCTCATAATATAAATTTATTAATACATTTTCTTCATTTTGAAGATTTAATTTGAACGTAGGTATTAATTGTACTTCCTTTCTATCCGATGATATGTTTTTTATTATTAAATTATACTTCGAATCACCAGCCATATTTCTAGTGAAATTATAACTAACAACATTACTACCACTTGGAATTTGAACATCAATTAAATCGTTTAATGTATCCACTAATATATTCCGATTCAAATTTATCAAATAATCGGAGTTATATTGTTTATAACTATATGAAAGGTTATTTTCGTCTACATCTTTATAGTTTCCATTTAAAACACTATATGTATCAGTTTTATTTAATATACTTGATGATATTGAATTGCCAGTAATATCAAAAACAGAAAATTCTATAACATCTTGTTCGGACTTTCCAAAAAAATTATCAATAGATTGCGTAGCATTAAATGTTGACAAATCCTTTTCTGAATAAAACGATCCCGTATTTAAAGTCGTTGTATTTGATGATATTGTTAAAAATGGAAATGCCATAATATTTTATAATGCTTGATATGGGAAATCTGAACTAAAATCTGCAGGAGTTTTACCTTCTCCAGCTTGTATTCTTAATTGGATAATTAAATCTTTTTGAGCCATTGATTCCGCTTGAGCGGGATTAGCTTCGACCACCGATACTAAATCACCAATACTATCTTTTAATGCTTGATTTTCAGCAACTACATTGTTATATGAATTTTGTAAATCTTCATTCACGGTTATTATTTCTTGTTGATTTGACACATTTTGAGTGTTTATGGATGTATCGTATAAACTTTCAATCACGGAATTATCATATTCGTATTGCATAAGTGATATATCAATATATTCTTGATTGACAGACACAGGAACAGTACTTAATAGAATATTTCCAAAATCATCTAAATTATTATTAAATTGATTCTGGGTCAAAAATAAATTAATACTTGAATTGAAATTGTTCATCGTGTAATTTTAAATATGTTTCCATTATCGAATATACTAATCCGACCATCACCAGCCACGGATTTCAACAGTATCTTATAATATCTCTCTTGAGGTAAGCCGGTGGTGTCAAGTAAGAAATAATTGGTCACACCATCACAACTCAGTCTAGTTCCATCATCAAAATCCAATATTACTTCTGAACTTTCATTGTCCACAATAGAATAAAAAGTATCCACGGGAATATAACTAGAAGTTGTATATTGACTCAATTGAATTCCTTTATTAAACCCTTTTAATGGATTGTTGTCTCTAGCAAATACGTTAATTCTAGGAATACTACCGAATTTATATCGGTTACCCATATCTTGTATAATTAAATTATATGATCTCGATGATACTATTGGTGTTAAACTCCCCGTATCATAAACACTATCATTCCAATAAGCATCTAAATATGGTGAATATATAGTATTGGTCTCTGTACTAAAAAATTGTAATAAATTGTTATTGGTCTCCGTTGAAGTTTCCAAAGAAGTTAATAAAACTAATCCGTTATTATCAATACTACCACTCAACCAAGATAATACCATGTTAGTTATATCCATTTTCACATCCGCATTTCTGTGATTAAAATATTGAGAACCAGATGCATCACTACCAGTATAATAACTACCACCACCACAAGGAGATAACCAAAAGGTTCCTCCGGCATAATCTGTATAATTCCAACTAACACCATCACTTGTGCCACCTAATTGAAATCTGCCTGTACCAAGATTCCAACTTTGTAATAGTGGATATGCATATAAAGTGTATTTAAGAGGCAATTCCTTGACATTTGCAGTTCTTAAATTCAAGTAAAATTTCAAAGAACTTGTATTTAATATGTCTTGATTGGCTATTGATTGTGATATTGATGTTAAATCAAATTGCATTAATGTTCTTGATGTGGCATAGGGAACAGCATTTACTATGGTATATGGTTGATATATACTTTGTATACCAATTAAATTACCAACTAAACTACCAGTAAATTGATAAACATTTCCGCTTATATATTCAACACTACCGCTGAAACTGCCTGATATAGACCCCGATACACTTCCAGATAAACTACCAGAATAAGCTACTAATTGACTACTTGTGAAATACCCATTATAATTACTAGTATTTAAATTAGCACTACCTGACACAAATACTTCTGAATACAAAATATTACCACTTAAATTGCCTTCCAAATAACCAGTATATCCATAAATTCCTCCACATGGATTGTTGACAGATTGTGAAATACTTTCGGTTATATAATATACAACCGTTTCTTGTGTTTGGTTTAAAGATTTGACTTCTAATATAGAATCTAAACTAAAATTACTATTTTCGTAACCACCTTCATTGGTTATATACGAGTTTTGAATTGGATAAATAAAATTATGCATATTTCACTATGTTATATAGTAATAAATAGTGATATAACTAGTTTACCGTGACGTATTTTTTTAAAAATTGAATTAAAGAACAGAACCTCTTATATCACTATTTGGATATTTAACTTCAAAAACAGATGGATCTAATGAAGGATATATTATATTATTAACCGTAGCTTCATCTAAATTGTACTCATAAGGTGAGTAATTACCTTCATTTATTGTTAAATTTTTCAAGTTTAACTTGGTAACTGACTGAACTCCTTCAACTTGAGCTATAGTAAGTTGTAGTTGTCCTGCATTAATAGGCATATTAAAATACCACTTATCAATATTGAAGAAATCTTGTACTTTATTTATGCAATTGTTCAATACATCTTGTTTATTATAATTTGAATATGTCAATATTTGAAAATCCACCCCTATGTTTATAACATAACCATCTATAATGTTAATTCCGTCATTCAACATTTTATACTTAGTTAAATATTCTCTTAAATTTTGTACAATTGCACTGTTAATAGTAGTCAAATTTTTATTATTATTGTAACCAAGTACATATAAGTTTAATCCAAATGGATTACTAACATCATAATTTATTTTTCTATAGTAATTATCTTTGGCGTTTTCGGTTAAAGTTGCGGTATTATTGTAATCAACAAATCCATTTGAAACATTTTTAATATTTAATTCAGCATCCGATTTAACACAAATTTTAACAATTGATCCAAATCTAGGAGGCATACTGTAAACTCTGGCTATATAATCATCTTCAGTAACAATTCTATTTTGAGCTGTAAAATTAACCATCGCATTTTGTTTTATCTGTTCTGTACTTTCTTGACCATCACCGCCAGTTGCGGGTTCAGGATTACTAACTTTTAATGAATTTTGAACGGTTTTAAATAAAGCTTGTTGCGATGGATTTAAACCAGACAAATTATTAGAAAAATTTACAGAAGATATAGTTGTAATATCACTAGCGGGACAATTGGATTGTAATCCACCACCTACAATATAAGTAACGGTTAAAACTGTATTTGCAGGAGCTTGTCCATATCCGCCCAAACTTAAAAATGTAGATGAATCTAAAGATATTCCCAATTTTTGAATATTTTGTAATCCTACTCCAACTAAATCAGCCGTTGGATATATAACTTCATTTGAATAAGAATCCGTGCCAGCACCAAACTCTAAATACGTTAAATTAGAAGCATTCACATTTACCGTAAATTTTTTACTGGTTTTTAAACTTTTTATTAATTTAGGAACTTGGGTATTATAAATATAATATTCACCATCATTCACATATGTATTATCAATTTCTGTAAATACTAAATCTTGAGCTAAATAATCAACTTCATACCATTTATTATTGTCAGAATCAACTACATTCAATATTTGTATAACATTATTTTCTTGAAGTGCCAATTTATAAAATGGGGTTGATGTATTTATAGCAAAATTTTTGACAACTATTTGACCTGAAATAGCCGTTATTGATTTTTGTAAAAGAAAAAATGTAGGAGTTCCATATGCATCTCTACTATAGACAGTATCTATTCTGGGAGAAAGAGCGGTATTTACAGCAAAATCCAAAGATTCCGACGTAATATAACTTACGTTATTGGAATTTTTAACTTGCATGTATTCTCTCAAATTTAAACAATAATTGGTATCAGGAACCCAATTTTCATTATTTTTTATTGCTGGCACCAATTGATATACATTTAAAGTTGTTTTTGATGCTTTTGTGGTATATGGTTTATATCCCAAAAATTTAGCCAAAGCTACCACATTTGTTCTTTCTTCTGCATATGGAAGAAGACTTTCTTTAAATTGATAATCCGTATAATATGACAATACATCACCGACATACGCAGCTTGTTCAATAAACATCATCCCCGGTGAAGCATCACTGAAATCTTTGAATGTTTTTGGGAAATAAGTCTTGGCATAATTAATAAGAGCATTTTTTAATGTACCAAAATCTTTGTTGAGATATTGAACATCTTTCTGTGCTGCATTACTAAAATTCTTTTGTACGATATCTGACATATTTAAATTTTATTTTGTTGTAATACAAGGTCAACAGTATCCATGATATTATTTACCATAAATTTTACCTTGATGTACACTGTATAAGTATCTTTCAACTCATTAATTTGTTGATTTGATAGTGATAAATCTACATTTACCACGGATACATTTGGTATCCAATTCTTTATATCATCAATAATAATTTGTTTCAATATGTCTGGGGAACTATCTAAATTTTGTTCAAATAACGCATTTTTTAGTCTACTTCCAAATAATGGTTGAAATCTTCGTTCACCTCGTTGAGTATTCAATAAATTAATTATATTGGCTCTTGATTGAGAAACACTATCAAATGTCTGTGCAAAATAACCAGAATTACCTCTTTGTATAGGAATTTGGAGTCCTATAGGATAGAGTGAATTGACCCTTTTATTGGTTATATCAGTCATAAATTATTATCCAAAACTAGCTCCAGGAGCAAATCCACCTGTGCCATTTTTCTTCTTCTCATCAATAGCTTTCATTAAACCTCTGAAATCTCTATTTAACTTACCTAATACTTTAGCTTGATCTTCGTTTGCAGGTTGAATATTAGCAACTACTGGAGTCGATGGGGCAGCCGATTCATTTAACATACTATAATCAATAGAATCATCATTTTGACTAGATTCATTTAAATTAAAAGAAGTAGATGACATTGATGGTCTTTCACTAAATCCAGTATAACTACTTTCGGGAACAATCTTATTAGTTGTTTCATTTAAAATTTGATTTAACATCGGATTATTTGTATATTTTTTGAATTCTTTTTTAACAAGTTTTTCCGAAATTGGGGCTGACACGGGTTTATTAACTGGTTTATTAACAATTGATGGGGATTTGCCATTTAAAATTTCAGTTAATACCTGTGGAATCAATGCAGGTAATTGTTTTCTTAATTCTTCTTGAATTATACCTCGTATTATTTTCTTTAAATCATCTGGTTTCATATAATTTATATATATAAATATTAAGTTACTGGTTATTATTTTAATTTATTATGTTAATCCTTAAAATTTCAAATTTATATCAGTTGTAGATGTAGGTTTTGGTATCTTTATAGTTTGTACCCTATTAACTCCACCTTTTACTTTATTTAATGCATTACCCGCTGCATTTTTACCTGCACTCAATGCACCTTTTGCAGAACTAGCAGCACCTCCAATTGCACTACTTGCTGCGGAACTAACATTTGCAGAAGATAATGAAGGTGTAGAAATTGATACAGAAGGTGCTGGAATTGTAGGTATTCCATTTGGTATTGCAGTAGATGGTATTGATACGGCTGGTGCGGAAGATAAAGATACAGATGGAATTGCTATATTTGATGAGGGAATAGCAGGAATACTTACTTTAGGTGTCTGACTCGTTATACTACTAATTGGTGGTAACCCTTTAGGTATAGTAGATGGTAACGTTGTTGTAACTCCAGTAACTAAATCTACCTTTGATTTTACAACGGATGATGGTGAAAAATGAAAAGGTTTCCATTTAGAAATTACACTAGCTAATTTTGAAACTATACCACCTGCAATTGCTCCTCCCACTGAAGCTGCTATTCCTCCTCCTATTCCACCACCAAGTGATTTACCTATAACAGAACCAGCAACACTACTAGCTGCTCCACTAGATATTCCACTTATTATACCAGTACCAGTTAATCCACCAGTTAAACCTCCTGTAACACCACCGGCAGCTGAACCTATGCCAACATTATTAGTCAAAGTTCCTACAGTACTTCCAACTGCACCACCAACTACACCACTTGTTATTCCTCCCATACTCGGCGTACTTATACTTGGAGCACTTACACTTGGTAATGACGGAGTTGATGGAATATTTGCTACTGACGGCAAAGCTGGTGCAGCAGGAACTGATGGAGGTGTTGGTACTGCTGGAGGCGTTGGTAAAGCACTTTTTGCAGATGCCACCAATGCATCAGCTTTTGGTGGTGTTGGTGCTAATGCTGAAACTGTTGATGTATTCGGTCCCGGAACAGATGGATTAGGATCGGTAAATACTTCTCCTCTAATTACTTTAATCCCTTTTACTGCAAGCTGATCCGCAATTGCCTGTGCAAATGCATTTCTATCACCAATTAGTACATCAACAAATGCTTGGGATACTGTGGTATTGACTGGTCCAGCACCAGGACCAAAACCATAATTAGTTAATGCGCCTTTTGCAACTTGAGATAAAATTTTAGTATTATTCGGATTTGTATACTTAGCAAATACACCAGATGATACATTAATAGTAGAATATCCCAAGAAAGGATCTTTAACGAAATTACCTGAAGAATCAGTATAATAAAAAGATTCTATATAAAATAATACATATGGACTACTACCTGTTCCACTTCTTGCTTGTAAAACTGTAATCGGAACATTCAAAGGACCACTAGTTTCTGAATCATATGTAACTGCTGGAGTTTTTAAATTTGTTAAACTTATGAATTTATTAAATTGTTTTTTAAATTCAGGTACATCAAAGGTTTTTCCGTCCCAATCATAATTATACTCAAATGAAAATTTATTAACATTGTAAGACATAAATTTTTATTAATTATAAATTTTAGTTACAGGACCTTCTCTTCTATTAGCTCCCTTAAAATCTCCAGGAACACCATCACCTGTTGCAGTGTTTATTTCTACTGCTTTTGCTGTTCCATCATATCCAACTGGTGACCGTCCATTTACACCGGGAGCATATCCACCACCAGTCATGAATACTCTACGACTCATTAATTTATGTAAATTATCTCTCAATAATTTAAGTTGTTGTTGTTGAACACTAAATTGTGTAACGTTTTTATCCGCATTTCCAGTTTTATCATGTCCTCCTCCTCCATCTTTATCTTCATGAACGTGATTATACCAATGAACATGTTCTAATAACCAATTACATAAATCATATAACCAATCTACTGAAGTTTGACCTAATAATGCTGGTTCATTAGTTTCTCCATATTGACCTAGATATATAGCAGGACTATTAATTACAGTTTTATTATTTGTTGTAATAACAATTTGATCTTGTGCATCAACGGTATATTCCGAATCAGTTACAATTCCATATCTTTGTTTACTATGATGGAGGGTTTCACCAAATCTTGAACTTAATACGATTCTATCAGTATTTATTACAATTTGATCTCCTGATAAAATTGGATATGCGAAATAACTGGAATTCTTGGGTGAAAATACAGGTTGTTCTTCTTTACCATCAGCAAACATTGATTTATATACTGTAGTAACCCATTTGGACGTGGTAAGTCCTGAAGTCAAATGAATACTACTGCCATCATGATTAATATCTTCTTGTATGATTCCGCCTACATTTTTTTCAACTTCTGATATTTTTGGTATAGAAGGTAATTTGGGATGAATTGTTTGGGATTCATCTGTGGATAATTTTCTTTGACGATTTCTTATTAAAATCATCGGATTGCCTCCACCAAAATCTTGGGGATTTATTGCTTTATCCCCACTATAATCCACATAAGCTCCTTTATCACCAAATCTATTATCGTCATAAGCTGCAAATCTTATTGATTGACCGAATCTACTTTCTATAGATGTATCACCTTCGTATTTTTTTAATCTTCGAATTTTATTGTTATATAAAAAATATTTACCTAGACCACCTATATAATCACTATTTTTCCATTTTTTATTTGTACTTAATGATGTTGGACCGGCGATGGGAATACCTGAATTAATACCATAAACTTTTTCAAGTTTAAAATTGGCACTATTATTTATAAATCCTCTAAAATTCAATCGTCTAGTATAATATAAATTGTCAAAGTATTTAATAACAATTACAGTTTCATTTAATAATGGATATTCGACAATACCTGTTACATCTAATGGTATGGCCCAATTTAATTTATCTTTTGCCATTGCTTGCTGACTATTAACCATTCGAACTAAAGCTCTTCCTATCCAAGTACAATCTTTATCATGAGTGTTAGGGGTATGGTCTTTATAATTGTCAGGAAAACTATTTACATTTACATTATGTTTTTGTAAAACTGGATGATTTTCGTCTAATATAATATCTAATACTACCGCAGGCTCCATTTCATAAAATTCAGGAGTTATACCTCCACTGCCTCCAGAGAATAATCCACCTAACCCAGTATTATTTAATGTTGAGTTACTACCATTGCCAATTTTATTTTTAAAATACGCCATAATTATTTTTTGGTAATGTTAATATCAATAGGTGTATTCATTTCTTTAGTTATAATTTCAGCTTCAGCCATTAAAGATTTACGTTCTTCTTCACTGAGACCAAATCCTCCATTAGACCCTCCATTTTCTGGATTATTTTGGGAATTTAGTATTCTTTGTACAATTGCTGCTAATTTAATCAATTGTTCGTCATTTTTGACACCCACGTCCAAGTAGTCTTTTATCATCGGAACTATGATAATAGCATCATTAGGAGTTTTAATCATTGAACGTAGTTCACTCACCAAAATGTCTATTTGGGTTCGTTTTTGTTCACTATTTATTACTACATCCTTTAATAAACCAGAAAACTTCTTATTTTTATATATCTCAAAATCAAATTCCATATATAATAAATAGAAAGTTTTCTGGGTTTTTAGTTATTTTAAAGAGAATGTACCGTCATCCCTATATAGTCTAGTTATATTATCTTGATGATTTTTAAACTTATTAATGACTTTTGTGATTTGTTGAGTTCTACAATTGGACATTTCTCTTATATAAAAGTATAAAGCCTTCTTGTTGAAACAATCTATACGTTTATAATTCCTAAATAATTCAACGACAGACTCGGCTATGGTTAAATCCTTTTTTTTGGTGAATACTTTGTTTAAATTCTTCTCCCAATATGAAATCATCATATTCATAAATTCATCAAGTTCTTTATCTTTATGATATGTATCATTGGTTTGTAAACAAACTGAAGATTCGGAAGGAGTATCTGATATACTTACTTGTTGATTAAATCTTTTATAATTATTATTATTATGAAAAATTAAATAGTTTTTGGCTACTATACTAAAATAACTAAAGGCTTTACCCTTTTCCTTTTCATATTTATGCATATTTACAACTAAATGGGTAAGAACCTCTTTTTGAATTTCCAGTGGACCACAATCAAAATATGTAAATTTAAAAGTATTAAAAATATTTTCTACAAGCTTTTCAAATGAATATTTAATTTTTTCGTTATAAATATCATTTCTGATAGAATTATCAGTGGTATTATTATACTCAATTACTGCATTTTCAGTATCTTGAGTAAAATACATTTTATTTTTACCTCGCTTTTTTCTAGGCTTTTTAAATGTATCAACTGGTTCCGCAATAACCTCAACAATTTCTGTTTTTGGCTTTTTTGTTTTACTAATTGATTTTACTTTAGATTTTATATTTGACTTTTTAATTACTTTTTTAATTTTTGTTTTTTTCATCATTGGATTTTATCCTTTAATTTTTCTATAATATCTAGAAGTTGTACAAAAACAAAACCTACATCATCATCTTTCTGGAAAATATTCTTATTATCAACGTTTTTCAATTGTTGATAAGTTTGTTGGACATCTTTCTTGAATTCAATTACCCAATTTTCATATGTAGTAATTTTATCCGAATTAATGTTTATAATAATATAACAGGCTATAAGTGAACAAACAGATATAGTCAACAATACCGATAATATAATAACAGCTAATAACATAATTTTTAATAATCTTCATCGTCATCTTCATTATAAGAATCTAAATATTCTTCTAAATAGTTCTTTGCTTCGTCTACTTCATCCCAATCCTCGGACTTAATAGCACTCTTTAAGATTTCGACTATCTCCTTTATATCAGATTCATTCATACGTGTCAATAAAATTATTTAATTTAATAATTAAATATATAGTTCAAAAAAATGAAACTATTAAAAATATTTATTTTAATTTGTCAAAAACTAAATAATCCTCTCATTGGATGATGGGGAAGTTGAGGAGGAACTGGTGTTTCTGGTGGAATAATTGGTTCTGGAGGAATAGACGGAACACTTGTTTGTGGTAAAATTGTAGGAATAACAGGTTCTGGTGAAACATTGGATACAACAGGAACAATTGGCAACTCATTTTCCTTGTCTTTTATCTTTTTGTTTTCTTCATTTTTATATATTGAAGTATTATATGCTAATAATAAACATATTGCTAATGGGTCAAATACTGATATTAATACAATTATAAACCATTTTACTACTGTATTTAACTCCATATGAAGTGCTTCCGCAACAAATTTAAAAGTTAATATATCTTTTTTACCACTGTTTTGAAATTTTAATTCGGATATTTGTTTGTCATAATTTTGTAAATCATTCATTGATTTTTCAATTTTATTATTTTCACTTTCTAAATTCTTTTGACTTTGTGCTATTAACTGTTCTGTCTCCGCACTTATATTATCCAAGGCTATCTGATTTCTAACTATATACTTATTTGTCAATGATTGATTTAATCTATCTTCCTGTGAATTTCTTAAATTTGATATAGTTGATATTCTTTTTTTAGCATCTTCTATAGCATTTTCACTGTATTTCTTTTGATTTTCTATCATTGTTATTTTATCTTCTGTCAATTTATTTTCCACTGAACTGCTTTGATACGCACTACTTAAATATCCAAATATACCCAAACTAGTTATAACCATCAATATTAATACTGCTGTAATTAAATAGGTCTTTAAAAATGTTTGAGTCTTTTTCCAGTATCTATACAAAAAACTTGTGGCAACTAATTTTCCTAATTCTAATGATAATGCCATTATCATCGCGGCAATATGACTGCCACTAAATAACATTCCAATACCTAAAATTGAAAAATAAGCAGCGCAACTAGCGATAAAAATAGCAGAGATTCCTATTATTCTTTCAAACGTTAATATGTTTTTCATTAATATATAAATATCAATGTATAATAGAAAACCCCCAATGTATTTGAAAACATTGAGGGTTTTGTGATTTTTATAACAATTTATTCAATTTTAACATTCTTTTTTTCAGGAATAGAAGGTTTAATCTTGAAAATGTTTATAATTAATATACCATTTTCAAATTTAGCCGATACACTATTCTTGTCTAAATTTTGACCAAGTGTAAAACTACGTCTAAATGAAGACTTTTTTAATTCTTTTCTAACGTATTTACCACCATCTTTATTATCAACATTTTTAACTTTACCACCACCAATTGTAAGCACAGTATCTTGAACATCCACACTTACATCTTCTCTTGATAATCCTGGAATCTCAGCCTCAATAGTAATTCTATCACTATAATCAATGATATCTACTTTAGGATAACTACCAGCGGTAAAAAAGTCATTTCCAAAATCTTGACTGAATTGTGGTACATTTGCAGCAAAAAATTCATCAAAAATTTTGTCAAATGGTGTGAGAAACTCATCTCTATCTACATTACGAAACAATGGACTAAATGCATTATTATATTTAATAATACTCATATACTAACCTTTCTTTTTATAATCTGTTAGACTTATATTTTATTCGCCTACAAAGTAGCACGAACCGTAACAATATACAGATTTATACTATTGTTATCTACAAATATATATAAACCAAAAAAAGAAAAATGTCAAGAAATTTTGAAAACTCACCACTATATATTATTTGTTAATC